TGGCACCGAGAAGCGGCGCGGTCACGGCGTCAGATGCCGCATTCCACACCCGTGCATTGATTTCTGGCTTCCAGCGGAACAGGCTCGACAAGTGTTCAGACAAGCCAGCCTCCGACGCCAGCACTTGCAGTTTGTCGGCGTCAATCTTCTTGTTGATGCGGCCTTCGATCTTGATCTTGTAACCGTCAACCTCTTGGTTGACAGTGCCGTCGAGGTCTTTTGGCAGCAAGAACTCTTTGACCATTTCGTCTTCAAGTTCGCGGCGCTCGGCCACCGCAGCGGCTTCCAATTTCTTGGCGTTGAGCCAGCGTTGATAAATGGTGTTCATGCCAGTGTCTCCTCTTTGCTTTCGTTTTTGATCCAAACCAGCGCTTTATTGAGCATGTCCCGCAACTCCTCGGACTGCAAGACAGTCAAATGCAAGCTGATCGTTGCGCCCGGTGGGCTGGCGTTAAGCATCAGGCTTTGCGGGGCATCTTCATTTGCCCCAAAAGCAGAAATGCTTGTGGCGTGTGTAGGGCTATAGAAAAACTCCATTGCGCGTTTCATGCCGCACCGCCAATCTTCTCAATGATTGCGCCAAGGTCAGGGGCTTCCCATGCAGCCAGCTTGCCAGAGCGATCCTTAGCCAGCCACAACCCGTCGCTGTCACACATCAAAGCGCGTTGGGTGTTGCCCTCTGCGTCTTTCTCAACCCGGAGCGCCAGCACTTCATCAAAGAAATACGGCAAAGCCTGCCCGGTCTTGTTGCCTGGCATGGATGGGCTGTACAGCACCCGGCCCATTTCGTCTTGGGTCTTCTCCAACTTGGCGGTCATCAGAACATGGCGTCCGGGGATGTCGCGAAAAGCCCGGATGATGTCTGCCATCTGCTCCTGCATGGCTCCGTAGGCAGCGCGGGGGTCTTTGTTGACCTTCTTCTCATGGTTCAGGCAAACCTCGGCAATCTCCGAGATGCTATCCAACGCCACGCTCTTGTACTCGGACTCCAGCACCCAACTGTAAGCCTCGCGTAAGTCCTCCATGCTGGCAATCTCTACATACGGCAAATCGGCATCCTGAATGGACAGCAACCCCCCCTCCGCTGACAATACGACCGGGTTCGGCAAGCTCTTTATCAGGCTTGTCTTACCTGATCCTGCTTGCCCGTAGACAAGCAGCTTCACGCCATTGGCACTTAAGCCGCTGGTGCGTTTCAACGAAATAGCCATGTGGCTTTCTCCTTCTGGTTGCGCTTCCGTCTGGACTCAGTTCGAAGCGTGCTTGCAGTTTAACACGATGGCGTGATACAGTGTCAACAACTTTTTGACGAAAGATTAAAAAAGATGGCCGACCTAGTAAGTATCTTTGGTGGCGAGTGGTTCCCACCAGCACCCAAACACGTAGACGCCCCAGAAACACAACTCAAAGACGCCATGCTTGGCGCAGGCTTGAAGCCACCGGACATCATTTACCTTGACGGCAAGCTGCACCGCTTTCAGAGTGGCACCAAGGGCGAGGCAGGCCACAGCAAACCCGGTTGGTACATAGCATTTGCCGATGGTGTACCGGCAGGGCGCTTTGGGTGTTGGCGATCAGGAGTCGAGTTGACTTGGAAAGCACAGATAGGCAGAAGCCTGACGCAGGTAGAAGAAATGGCGCAGTCCCGCCGATTGGCAGAGGCTAAGGCGCAGCGCGATGCAGAGCAAGCAAAGACCCGAGAGGTTGCCGCAAACACCGTTGACCTTATATGGTCGCAGGCCGGCGCAGCAAGCCCAGAACATCCATACTTGCAACGCAAGGGCATCAAGCCGCACGGCGCAAGAATCACAGGTGACGGCAGGTTGATGGTGCCACTGTACAACTCGGACGGCGAACTCTCCAGCATCCAGTACATAGACCACCAAGGCGGCAAACTCTATCACCCAGGCGGTCAAACCGGCAGTATGTACTGGACGGTGGGTAGCATGGATGACGCCGATACGCTCTACATTGCAGAGGGCTTTGCCACTGCCGCGACCATAGCCGAGACAACTGGCAAGCCTTGCGCGGTGGCGTACAGCGCCAGCAACCTTGTGCCGGTGACCGGCATCCTCAAGGCGGCGCACACAGCGATTGACATTTGCATTGTTGCCGACCATGACGCAAGCGGTGTGGGGCAACGCTACGCAGAGCAGGCCAGCGCCAAGTATGGGGTTCGAATGACAACACCGCCAGTGCCGGGTGACGCTAACGACTATGTACAAGCTGGACATGACTTGGCGTTGTTGCTCAAGCCGATTGTGCCTACGGACTACCTTATCCATGCAGACGGGTTTTCAGCGCAGCCAGCGCCTATTGCGTGGCTTGTGAAGCACTGGATACAGGACAAGGCATTGGTTATGGTGCATGGCCCTAGTGGCGGCGGTAAGACCTTTGTTACGCTAGATTGGATGCTGCACATTGCAGCCAGCAAGCCGACATGGTTCGGCCACAAGATCAGACCCGGCAACATGGTGTACCTGGCTGGCGAAGGGCATCATGGTTTGCGAAGTCGTATTGCAGCATGGAAGCACCATAACGGCGTCAGCAGTCTAAATATGTGGGTGAGCAAGTCAGGTGTAGACCTCAACACCAGTGCCGGATACCTGAAGGTGGTCGAGGCTGTGAGGGCGCTGAAGATCAAACCGGATGTGATCACTGTCGATACCCTGCACCGATTCATGGCTGGGGACGAGAACAGCGCACAGGACGCCAAGACCATGCTAGACGCTTGCGCGGCACTCATGCTGGAGTTCGACTGCACCGTGATCCTAGTCCACCACACAGGCGTATCAGAGGAAGCCCAGCACCGGGCGCGAGGCAGTTCAGCATGGCGTGGCGCACTAGACATTGAAATTAGCGTGGTGCCTGCCAAGGCTGACAAGTCTATTGAGATTGTGCAGCGCAAGAGCAAAGACGCAGAAATGGCCGCGCCGGTTTACGTTGATCTTTTGTCGGTCCCGATACCTGGTTGGCTGGATGAGGACGGCGAACAGGTTACCAGCGCGGTAGTGGTTAAGGGCGAGGTGCCAGAGTCCAAGCAAAAGAGCGATGGCGAGATGTTTACAGATTTTGAAAAGGCATGGTGGGGCTCTGGTGCTGAAGACCGTGGTGGTGCGCCATACATAACGCAATCCGTAATGCGCGACTACGCAGTTACCAATGGCCTTGCAGCATTTCCCAAGTCAGTTGCCGCTGGATCAAGGAGAAATTTGATTGATGGCAAGGCACCGTACATCAACAAACTGATTGACGCCAAGTTGATTGAACCCCATGAGAACGGCTGGATTGTGATTGACGACGGATCTGCTTCAGCAATGATGCTGAAAAGAAATAGTGACAAACAATAAAACGGTGATAAACTTTAGAACATGAACAAACTTACACAACTCAGGGCAAAGCTCAGGGCAGCGCAGGCTGAACTGGCTATTCGTACCCGGACGCACAACAGTGCGAGTCGGGCTTATAACAAGGTGACTGCAAGGATCACAGAACTTGAAGGGAAGATTAATGCTTACTTGGCGAAAGTTTCAGAGTAATTTGCCTGACTACAACGAGGCAGAGTTGCTGGCCTTGCTTAACGAAGAGCGCAACAAACACAAACGGGTGTCCATGCTGGAGCGTATCCATCAACGCTACTGCACTTTGCGGACTAACAGAGAAAGGATGGAACTGCTCAAACAAGGAAACACACCATGAGCCGCATAGGACAAGCAGTCTTTGAACTGCAAGAAAAAGATGATCAAGATTGGATACAACAACATGAAAAAATTACTAGACCTATTCAAGCGGCCTACACCGCTGCAAATGGTTGCGTTGGGCCTGGCGGAGGCGCACTTGTCCAAGCTGCAAGCAGAGGAAGCCGTGGAGTACGCGCAGTCGGTGGTGGCGTACAACTTAGCAAAGATTGAAAGACTTAACAAGCGCAGGGAGGAGTACAAATGACCGGCTTTAACTCAAAGAGACAAGCAGCACAGCCGCAAGCAGAGCCGGTGGCGTGGCGCAGACCGGGTAAGCATTTCGGCTATGTCTACGAAGATGGCATTACGTCATTTGCCTTTGATTCATCCGCCACGCCCCTGTACACCCACCCTGCTGCCCCTGCGCCTGCTGCGCTGACAGCCGAGCAAATATTGGGCGCGGTGGCGCGTGGGTGGTGTCATCCGAGAAACAAGTTCAAGGTGATGGACCCAGACCTTGCAATAGCTATTGCTGCGGAAGTAAGCGCCATGATCGCAGCCGCCCATGTGCCCGAGGACGACATGGCTGATGACGGCGGGTGCCCCGTATGCGGAGCAGATGGAGGGACATCTTGCGGGATGCCGAACTGCGGCCTGCTGTCTGCCGCCCCTGTGCCTGCTGTGCAATCGGCAGCAAGAGCAATTGCAGACGAGCAATCGTATGACACCGGGCTCTGGTTTGTCGCGGAGACTGCGACCGAGGCGCATCTGCAAGCAGCACTGCGCCGGTTGACTGCGGCAGTTGAGGGAGAGACGCCATGATCAAACTCCCGGCACTGCCCGATCACCTTAACGCACAGTGGCCATACCTGCCGCACCAACTTAGAGCCCGCGACATTGAAGTCGCCCGTGCGGTGCTGGAGGCTGCGGCGCTGGTGCTGACAGAGCATCAGATACCTGTGGGCAATTCAGCCGCTGGTGAGATGGCTTGCGAGTTGACTTATGACGCGCTCAAAGAGTGCCGCGACAACATACGCGCCCTGAAAATTGAAGGGGAGACAACATGACCGTATTACTGCCACCGGCATTTGAGATGATGGCAGATCTCGGCACTGTAACCGTGTGCAGGATGGATGCAGCTATTGATTACGCCGCTGCTGTATCTGCTGCTGATAACGCTGCGCTGCTGAAAGTCGTTGAGGGTGCCGCTGCGGCAGACGAATTTCTGGACAGCCCAGAGGCAATTTATCGGCTTGCGCGGATGGCAAGAGCGGCACTGAAGGAGACGAAATGACCGAACTACCTGAACCGAAAAAATATTACGGCGTTGATGCCGAGCCGGATTTCAGCTACTACACAGAGGCCATGCACGCCCACGCCGCCGCTGTATCGTCTGCGCTGCGGGAGGCACTGAAAACAGCCGAGGCGGCACTTGCAGACATCGGGGACGCTACCCGCGAACCGGGCGACGATCTGGCGTGGTGTGAGCGACGGGCAGCGCAGGCGTTACCGGAGGTACGCAAGGCGTTGAGGGAAACGAAATGACCGGCTGGGCTGTATGGGGCGTTGTGTACTGCATCGTGTTGCTAATAGTGCTTTGGAGAACAGCATGACAATGCGCCGCCTCCGTAAACAATTCTGGTGGACTTGGCACCTTGAGGGCACGCCACCGTACCCAAGCTCACCCCGGTACTTTGAACCCGGCGTGGGCAGGATCAAACATCAACTGAGGGGTAGAACATGACTGACATCACTGAAAGACTGCGTAGCATCTACGTTGCGGAAGGGTCGAACTATGTGCAGGAGGCAGCGGACTTAATTGAGTGTTTGCGTGCCGAGCGGAAGGCATTGGTAAACGACGTTCACTCTTGTCATGCCGGTTGCCAGAAAGCCGGGTGCGTGAATGTGAGGCTGCGGGAGGCGCTGCAAGATGTTTTTATCGGTATCGGTATGGGGGGCAGCGCATATGAAATTAGCCAAAGAACCACACCAATTATTCGCGCAGCACTAGGAGAAACGAAATGACAACGCAGGCAATCAGGGACGCCATGAGTCTGGTCGTTGATGGTGGCCTAGACCCATGCGAGTTGCAGTTTTTCGACATCTCTCAAGCGATGGATGACCATGCGTTTTACGACCCGCTGATACAGTGCCGACCACCGTTTGACAAGTGTTTGGTGGTGTACCGTGGGCCATCAAGAAATCATGCTGTGTACGACATGATGATGTTTGTAAATGGCACAGACCCGGAAGAAGGCATTGTCGTCACGCTTTGGAAAGGCCCATACGGTCAAAGGCCCACACACTACCCAATGCTGGTGTACTTGATTGATGGTGATATGGTGCGATATGGACCGGCAGATGAAAACGAACAGATGGAAGAGGATGTTGCTAAGGCCATTCTTGGACTGCTATCCAAATGGTACGAATCACTATCGCGGCCATGCCAAACGCACACTCCAACGCTACCCCAGACGTTCACAAACCGGCGCAAGATTGCAATGGGTAAAGCGCCGACCTACGACTGGCACACGGTAACCATTGGCCCCAAGCAGTCAAAGTCAGACCCACAAGGCGGCTCCCACGCATCACCCAGACTGCACGATCGGCGTGGCCATCTCCGCAGACTACGCAACGGAAAAAACGTATGGGTGCGATCATGCAAGGTCGGCGACGCCGCGATTGGCACTGTGTTCCACGATTACGAGGTGGCAACATGAGCGGAGGATCATTTGACTACGCATACGCACGTATGCATGAGTTTGCCGAAGAACTGCGGGACATGTTGTCTCAACAAGGGCAAAGAAAAGATGGCTGGGAGGTAGGCACTTGGAAACCGGAAGTTGCGGTGAAGCTGGAGGAAATCTCGCACATTGTTGACCACGTTGCAAAACTGGCGCGGGAGGCTGAGTGGCTGTACTCTGGCGACACGGGGGAGGATACTTTTACGGAACGGGTGGCAAGGATTGAGGAGAAAAAACCATGAGCAACGAGTTCTACGATCTTGGCAAACGGATGTACGAACGTCTTAAGCCAGCAGTCCCAATTGCCACGCAACGTCCGTGGGTGGGGCTGACTGATGAGGACATAAAAGAAATCGTTAGGGGCTGGGGGAATACGCCGATCAAGGGCTACACCCGCAAGTTCATCGACCGGCTTGAAGCCAAACTCAAGGAGAAGAACACATGACAATACGCGAACGAAT